AGGCACTGGATTGACCGGCGGGGGAACAACGGGAGCTGTGACGCTGTCTATCAACAACTCCGTCGTAGCAACGGTCAGCGGTACGACATTTACGGGAGCAACAAAACATAACGCAGGATTGAGCGGCTCACTTACTCTGCTAACTGACGGAACTTCTTATCTAATTGCAGGAGCAGGGATATCAATATCGTCTGGTTCTAATACAGGAATTACAATTTTTGGTAATGCAAATACACTTGCCTTACCTGGTTCTGATACGCAAGTCCTATTCAACAACAATGGATTGATTGGAACGGATTCAGGAATAACTTATAATCAAACGACTGATTCTTTAACTTTAACGGGAGATCTTGCAGTTAACGGCGGAGATATCACAACAACAGCATCTACATTCAACCTGTTAAATGGCGCGACAACAATCAATTTAGGATCGACTGCCAGCAATAGGCTCATCAACATTGGAACAGGCACAGCAGTCCAATCAATCAATATCGGATCAGAGAATACATCATCATCATTGATACTTTTAGCAGGAACTGGAAATATGCTCCTGTCAGGATCGACTACTGCGACTTACACTATCGGAAGCTCATTAGGAACAGGAACTATCACAATAGGTAATTCAACAGCTGCAAACATTATTTCTATTGGATCTGCAGGAAATAATACAGCCAACGATCAGACTGTGTTCATCGCAAACGGCACAGGAAAATCAACAGTAACAATCGGAAGCAACGCCGCCCATACAGGAAAAACGACAATACAGGCTGGTACGAGTAGCGGAGGCGGGGTCGTCATAGCTCAGAGCGCAGGAAGATTAGGCTTCTTTGGACTATCCACACCTGTTACTGTACAAAGTGCGACAGGAGACACTAGCGTCTCTAATACTGGTTCCACTAACACTGTCTTTAGAAATACGACATTTACGGGTGGGGCAGGAGCCACCGCATATACAATCGGAGATATCGTCAAGGCATTAAAGGCTTATGGATTGATAAGTACTTAATTTTTACAAAATTTAAAGTTATCATAATTTCATGTTATGATTGATGAGCACGTCGAACAGATTTCAGTAGAAGACCTTGAAGCAATAAAAAGCGCAAAAAATGTCGTTAGAATTGCAGAATTAGAACTTAATAATCTAATATTACGTATTTTTATTAAGTATGGATTAAAATCCTCAGATACAATTGATGAAAATACAAGAAATATTTTTAGAGATATTAAATAAGATCTTTTTGGTGGTCCTGATAAGCTTCGAAGCTTATTCCTCCTTGATGAAACAAGGCGTTCCTTTAAACCACAGGACCTGATTATATCATCAACTAATTTTCACTTCTTTACAGGTGCTGCTTCAACTGCTGCTGATGCTGTAACTGCAGGTGTGGCAGTCTCTACTGCTGATGGAGCAGCTGAAGGTGCTGCTGATGCTGTCACGACTGCTGAAGCTGATGCGTCAGCTGCGACAGGATCTTTTCCAGGGCATCCAGCAACGAAACAAGCGCCAACTAAAAGTAATGCAAAATTTTTCATTTTTTTTCTCCGTTAATGTAACCAAATGTAATCACTAAGATTACTCGATCATAAAATATACATGATCAATCGATTTGTTCTACAATTTTACAAAATATTACAATTCATCGGATTTTTTGAAACTTTCAAAACGTTCAATGATTTGATGATCAACATCTCTTGAATCTCGTTCACGAACGTAAACAGGAAAGCGAACCTTTCCGTCCTTTGTCAATCCATCTCCTGTTAATGGGTCAGGTTGCCCTTCCATCTCAACGATTCTACCAATCCATGAATCGGGATTAAGATTGATTTCAGCCTTCATCTTGTCAGTAAAACCGCTACCCACTCTAGTCACTATGCCGTTTGACAACATAACCTCAAATCCGCCCCACAACCCCTCACGTTTCGACCCTCTTCGTCCTTCGTAGTGACCCACGATAATTCCTTCATATGTCGCCACTGGTTTCATCTTGCGAATATTCGAAGACCTCTTAAAGACATAATGAGCATCTAGATCCTTGATCATTACTCCTTCATACCCTGCGTCTGTGTCATGAAGATACGCGGCCAAGAGATCTTCTTCACTGTTAACTACTCGACCTTGAACTTGAACGACTGATGGATGAGAAACCTGCGACACCAATTCTTGGACAAGTTCGATACGATTTGATAAGGGAAGGATGTTTTCTTGGTCATGCCAATCTTCGAAACGCATGGCATCGAAAACGTGGAAGACCATGTTGGAATCGTCCTTATTCTTTTTGTGGGACATGACGACGGATGCAGACTCATTCCAATCAGCACCCATGATTTCACCATCGAGAACAAAGTCATCCCATGGAGCTCCCTCAAGAAGCGTTCTAATTTTAGGTAACGTTTCAAGCGGCGTGCCGTTTCGAGTGAACATAGTCACTTCTCCACCATGCTTCACAGTCACGCATCGAAGACCATCCAACTTCGGTTCTACTCGAACAGGATAATCTACCTTATCTTCAATAATGATTCCTTTTCCTTCCTCATATCGAGTCGACAAGCTTTCTGCAAGTTGAACAGAAAATCCAACAATAGCGTCAGGCCAAACCTTATTGACAGTGGTTGATTGAACACCACATCTTAGATTCTTCAATAGAATCCTGAGACACCACTTCTGTTGGATATGTGTCATCTCGCTGAAGATGTATTCGACAAATTCCTTGGCGGCATTACCAGTCTTTTTCCGACTGGCTAGATTCTCATAAATTTCATCAAGGAACTGTTCAACGACGAGATCATCATGCCCCATGCCTTTTGCCGGCGGCATTTTGAATTTATTTACGTAGAAATTAAGATATGGATTGCCTGCTGTGACAAAAATTCGCTTAAGAAGTTTGTTATTATTGTTGTTCGTAAGAAGTTCTTCTTTGAAGATGCGAGAATTGTTCGACTCAAGATTCTCAAGAATATCAATAATCGTCTGTTCCATAAATTAAATTTATCACAAAATGCTATAAGTTTGCACGAGAATGAAAATTAACATTACTTTGAACAAAACGTATATTCAAAAAAATGTCAGAATTAAGAAATCTGGAACGAAACATGTTAGAAGCAACTTCCCCGATACGAGAAGGTAACGTTCTAGTTCCTCCTGCGGTGATTATTAATCTTGAAAAAGACCAAGACCGTTATGTCGATTTAATCGAACATTTATCAGCATGGAACATACATCATATAAAACTTCATGCTGTAGAAAATATTTCTTTACCCGCGACAAGCATGTCAACTGCAGAAATATCATGTTCTCTTTCTCATGCAGCAGCAATTAGATACATGATGTTAACCAACAACAAACAATACATGAATTGCAAAGCTTGGTTAATCATAGAAGATGATTGTAGATTTTTATTCAATCCAAGACTTGCAGTTATGTGGGCTTTATTAAACGCACCTTCGGATTGGAGCGTAATTTCTCTTGGTTCATATAACAAAGAACGTCCAAAATTAGAACATGATTCTTATAAGTTATATAACAAAATTAACTGGATTCCCTATGGAGCTCACGCTTATCTAGTAAACCCTTCTCATGCCGCAAGATTATTGTCAATATTTTCATGTTGCATAATGCCAGTCGACACCATGTTATATGAAGAATTTAAGTCTGGAAGAGGATTTTTAATCCGCCCATCGGTGGCTTATCAAGAGATATATCAATCCAATGTTGCTTCGTGGGGAATAAGAAACAGCGCAAAAAAACATGCTGATCTTTTTGAAGAAGATTTAAAATTATTATTAGAAGAAAAAAAAGAAAATAATCTTGAATTACTTCCTAAAGATGAGGATGATCAATCCCAATAATCTTTTTTAAATTCTTTTCTCATCTCTTCAACAATAGTTGAAATTTTTTCAACTGCTTCTTTAACAATCTGCCCATCTTCATTGGGGTCATTCAGCTTAAGGGTTTCAATCGATTTAACAATTCCGCTTAAAACAGAAGCGTTTTCAATTGTCTTCATCGCTCGCCGCCGCTTTTCATTTTCCCAAGTTTCTTGTTTTTTGTTGCTTGTTTGAAGCTTTTCAGAATGCCTTGTTTCGCTTTCTGGTTTTTTCTGCTCTACATCATAAACAACAATTCTTTTCATTTCCCCTCCAAATATTAATTCGTTTCTTGTTGCTGCTTTTTTAGATTCTTTTTTTGCTTTTTTGTCAGTTGCTTGTTCGTATTAATTGCAGCCTCTTTCAAAACGACAGAAATTTCTCCACCTTCAACTTCATCTGTCACTGAAATTTGAGGTTGAAAGTCTTCAAAAGAGTCTTCTTCTCCAAGCTCAGGTTCACCTGTCGATTCATGAATCACAAGTGGAGGTGGAATTACTACAACACCAGAAGAAGGGTTTGAAACATATTTTTCGACACACTGAAAAAAAGAATCTTGATTCGGTGTTAAAACACCCAATCTCTTACAAAGAGAGTCAAGACCCTCATACGTTGTAATTCCTCGATCTTTAATAAATTGATTCAAGTTCGTCTTTCTTCGACGCAAAAGATCTTCAAGCCTAATTTGAGATTTAATCTGATATTTAGTGGCTTTCATTTCAATACTTCCTTGCATATTCGATGTCTTGAAGAACCTCAGCAATACCGCTTTGAAACATTGGAGATTTTGCTACTCTATCCAATCCTTCTTCAGACATCTTAATCCCATATTGATCAACAATGGCTTCTGCAAATTTTTTCATCACGCGCAAAACATAATTCCTTGCAGAGGAATGATTCATTGTATATCCAATTTCAGTCATTGTATCGGCAATATCTCGATAATTTACACCATCATCTACAGTGGCATATCCAGATTCAAACTTTTTTCCTTTTTTCATCATTTCAATCATCTCCTTGAGGTTTTACGAGTCGGATTGGAACTCTCGAAACATGCGGCGAAAATTGTGTCGTTTGAATTTCTCTCAATCTTGTATTTAGATTACTTTCTATCTGAACCATTTCATTTTGAAATGTCGCCTCATCTTCAGATCGATCTTGTTCTAATTCTAGAAACAGTCTTCTAATCGAAAGGTATTGAAGAAAATTAAAGATAATTTGTGCTACTGATAACCCTAGAAGGATTTTAATCATCATTTTAGACCACATCCTGATGCAATCATTCCAACATCTTCATTCGTAATGTCATACGAAGGATCGTCCAAAACATCATCGACTAGCCCAAAACGAAGTCTTAAAATTGCAGCTTCTTTTGGAGACAATTGCTCCAACACGGATCGTGCAATAAGCATTAATTGATCTGAAGAAATCTTCTCCAATGGAGAAACATTCTTGTCATCGACCAATTTGTCTTCAAGCGTATCCGCTCCTTGTTCTGATGACATGGGTTGATCAAGAGAAATAATGTTTCTTCCCGCGAAGGTCGTCGCATTATACACTGCGTCTGAAGTGCCTGTCATCTCTTTCAACTCTTCAGCCGTTGGATCACAACCCATCATCTGTCTGTATTCTTCTGCAGCTGCGGCCATTTTTTTCTGCGCAGTAACTGCATGAGCCGACATGCGGATGATTCTCTTACGCTTTAGGATGTACTGCCCGATGGCTTGTTTCACCCACCATGTTGCATAAGTAGAGAAACGAAAACCTTTCGTCCAATCAAACTTCTCAATTGACTTCATTAAGCCAAGATTTCCCTCTTGGATCAAGTCTTCGAGTGGAATGTTGTATCCTTTGTACTGTTTTGCAATATAAACGACCAAACGAAGATTCGACTCAACAAGCTTCTTCTTTGCCTTGATCGATTTTCCACCTCCAAGTTCATACTGCTTGAACAATTCAACCATGTCTTCATGAGATAATTGAGGATATCTCTTCAAAGATGTCAAATAATTTGACATTCCATTCTGATCATCACTCAGAGATGGCTTTTTAAGCTTTAAAAGCTTTGTTTGCTGAACTGTTGATTCCATCTCACTCCATCTCCGCAGGAGGAAGCTTGCTAAGCCACTCTGAGTGTGCTGAGCGCCTCATTGAGCGAAGCTGCATTTCTTGTTGAACATAACACAGCTCAATCTCCCAAGGATAAGGATTAAGATTCATTTTTGATACTCGAGAAATTGAATCATCCAAAAAACGACCAAGCTTATGAAGCTCATCATCGTTCATCGAAATCAAAACTTGATTATCAAACTTTTCAGGATAAGGAACAGGACTTTCGTCCTCATATCCTGCATCCGCAAACATCTCAACATCGCTGTCAATCATCTCAACATCGTTCTTCTTGTTCTTCTTCTTGTTCTTACCCATGTTGTTTTGCCTTTCGGCCTCCTTTTAGTATTTTATCAAACTTTCTTTTTTCTTTGCACTATATCAAAATTTTTTATTCACAAAGGAATATCAAACTTTTTCGACATGTCAAAAACTGCAATGTTCTTCTGCTTCGCTTCAACTTCAACATCAATCAATTTTTCACGAAGCAACTTCAGCTGGCAGTCTGGAACATAATGAATCATGTTGCTGTGTTTTCTGCGATCCACAAAATTTCCATTTACCAGGTGAGGTTCGGTGTTGCTGATGTGTTGAAGTGGCAAAATGCCATTAGGCCACGTTTCCATTGTTGCATACATGGCCTCTTCCATTGATAGAGAATCTTCATTAAAAACGTGATGGTGAGTATCGAACACGACAGGAACACCAGTCATCTGATGCACGCGTAATAGATCAATTACGGAATACGCCGTTTCATCATTTTCAAGCGTCAATCTCTGCCGAATATTGTCAGGAAGTTCATCGATCCGGCGCGCCAACTGATCAGATCGGTCTGATTTTCCGCCGTGAATATTGATTGCATACCGCGCGCTACTATCAAGACCCATCGTATCGAACATCCATGCGTGAATTTCCAGTTCAGTGATTGCTTTTTTTACAACTGATTCTGAGTCAGATGACAACACACAAAATTGTCCAGGATGTGTCGTCACGCGCAATCCGTTTTCTTTGATGATTTGCCCGGCACGGGCAAGAATTCTCGAGAGATTTTCATTTCCTTTCCACAGTGAAGCATCGACTTGATCAGCCAATGGAAACATTGCAGAAGAAATTCTGAACAACTTTACGCCGGATTTCACGATTCTCGGCAACATTTTCACAAGGGCGGAAACGTTGTGTTCATAAGTAGAAGAAATCAATTCAAAAGAATACTTTCCTGTTCTGTACCGGCCAAGCTGCAAAGTGCGCTCATCCATTGCGTTGTATACTTCTACTCTGCCTGTTCTTTGTATCGTACGTTCATCAAGCCAATGACAGCAAATGCCTAAGGACATGTTTCATACCCTACAACTAAAAATAAAAACTTTGCACTCGATGTAATGCAATTTTTATTAAATCAGATTATCCGACTTTTACAGCAACGATTTCCACGTTAGGTAAGTCTTGTCTCAATGCTCGAACAGCCATAATATTCTTTACAGAATCGTCGTAGAAATAAACTCGCTTGATCTTTCGAGACAAAACTTCATCTTCAATCACGTCAGCTTTAGCTTGAGGATTGCTAGACCCAACAGCGAATATTCTTATATTAGGAACTCCTTGATCACGTAAAAAATCTCTCACCGGAACAGGGTTGCCACGAGCAGTTAATATAAAAACATTTTGAATACCAACGTCACGAATCGCAATCTTAAGCTTCAACAACGTATTGTTGACGGGTCGAGGATCGATCAACCCTTCAAAATCAGAAGAATCGAATGAATCGCCAGGATCGGGAGCATACATTGCGTATTGACGTGGCGTCAAGGAAAATTTTTCTCCATCTGCAGCAGTTACATGAATCATCGACCCTGTCTTCACGATCGTGT